GAGGCATCAAAATCAATAATAGTATTTGGCGCTACGGTTTCTTTCCATACTCCTTCATCATTACTATTGGTACTAACAAATTTTACATAATAATTATCAAAACTATTTTCTGCTGAATTAGTCACTTCTAATACATGACCATTTTTTGATTTTGCAGGTAAATCTATAAAATTTTGTACGGTGTCTTTTACTACTTGTGAGGCTTGGTCTCCATAACCGTCTGAAGCTAAAACTGTAAAATCTGTACTTCTAGTAAAATGAAAGGTACTACCAAAGTTTGTAACCGTAAAACCTGCACCACTTACAGCATTTGCAATTTGGGTACATATATTTGATGTTGTATAAGTAGATGCTACATCAGTAGTTGTAAAACTGTAAGTTGTACCTGCTACGGTTAGTGAATACAATGTGCTAGGTACACCTTGTTTTACTGAATACAAGGCTTCAAAAGATGTTGCACCTGAACTGGTACTACCCTTTGCAGGTACTTTAGTTTTATTAACAATAAAAGTATAATCGGCAACAGTTACCGCCCTAATATCAGTAGCAGGAGCAGAACCATTTAAGTAACCAAACCCATTAGGGCTATTTACTGTTTTGGCATTACCATCTATATCGTGAACCGCTATAGTACCAGTATTTACAGTAACTACATATCTTTCATTAACATCTCTATTTATTGTATGAATAAAAATACTACTTGTTGTGTTAGATGAAATTTTAGCTACATAATTTAATGGAGGTCTTTTTTTCAAACCTTCAACTACGGAAGAAAAACCATTTATTTGTGCTTCACATTGAGAAGGTAATCTTAATGTTTCAGGCTGTTGGCTAACTCCATTTATTAAATTTGAAATCGCTTTGTTTACTAAAGGCATAATTAATTTCCGCTTGAATCAATAATTGAACTGCTGTTCCTGTCTATAATTCTATAAGTATCGTAATTATTAAATATATTATGGTCAGCAGTAGAAGTTTCTGCTTGTTTTAAAGTGGATAGCGCTATGATTTCATCTTGTTGTGTGTAGCCTCGTAGTTCTGAGCTACCAATCATTCTATCTAAGAACATTCTTGATGCTCTAATAGTTATATAGCGTCTTGCACTTTCTGGAATTTCAGTAAAATCTAATAAGATAACCGCAGTACCGTCTAAGTCTTTATCAAAGACAAAAGTTCTTCCTTGACGATTGTAAAGAAAAGCCCCTCGTTGTACGCAGTCGTAAGTTTGTTTACTATATTTAGATGGGATGATTTCCAATCTAACAATGTTTGTTGCTAAAGGTATTTTATTATCAACATTTTTAGAAAGAGGATATTCTAATTCAGTATTGAAATGCCATCCTCTAGTTTGCACTTCACGATTAACTTCATTTAAAGTTGCTACTGCCATTGTTACTTCATTAGGAAGCGTTCCTGTTAATGAGCTTACTGGCGCTTCTCCAATAGTGGATAGCATAGTATTGATTGCTTCTAGTTCAGAAGTAGCAGTAGTGATTGAAGTCATAAAGTTCCTTATAAAAAGGAGACCCCAAATTAATGAGGTCTCCCTTGTTTTGTATTAATGATAAAAATTAAGAAGTTTTAATTTCTACACAAGATTCAGGTCTTAAAATTCCATGACCCATTGCGTATTTACCAATCATTAATGTACCTTGTCTTCTTATGTCGTACTCAGACTCCATAGCAAGGTCTAGTAATTTAACAGTACCAACTGCTGATTTGTGGAATACTGAAGCAACAGTAGTAGAGAAGTTTCCTCTATATGTGTTGTTTTGACCAGTATTAGACGCAGAAGATAAGTCAGCAAAAGAAGAAGTTGCAGTATTAAGTTTTACAATTTTAATACCTGCTACTTCCATTACTACACCTTTTCCAAAATCACCATTAGCATTAGAGAAGTCTCTTGATACTAATTTGTCATTTTGTACTAGTTCGTAGTAAATGTTCGGTGGAACAACACAATATCTGTCGTCTTCAGGAACATCTTTATTGTCTAAATCTTCAGCACTTTCAAATATAGAATCAATTAGTGAAGCCATATTTGTATTAGCATCAGCGTCAGTAATAACAGAACCACCATCACCACCAGTAACAGTTGCAGAAGCTCTAGCTCCTAATACTGTTAATTGTAGTAAATGTGCATCTGTTTTCTTAGCAAGAGCCGAACCCATTTCTTTTGAGTATTGACTTCTTACGTCATAGTGATTTTTCGCTTCGTCAATCTGAGAAATGAAAGCACTTGATAATAGAACATCATCAATAGTAATTACTTTCTCAGCGTGTTTGATTGCGTCACCAGTTATTTCGTTACCTGCTGTATGGTAAGAAGCAGTTGTTCTTCCGATTGCAGGGAATTGAGCAGATTTACCGCTAGATATAGTTCTAACAGTAGACATACCCAACATCTTATTTTCTCGTTGAAAAGAAGCTAGAACTTCACCACTAAATACTTTTAAGAATAAAGCATTAGCATCTGAACCACTATTTTCTTTACCGAGAAATGATACAGTAGCGTTAGCCATAGTATTTCTCCTTGGTTATTGTTGTTAAGATTAAATGCTGTTAAACAAACATCCTAGTAATGAAAAGTTATCCTACGCATAGGGCAAATCTTCTATTGAGTTGATTAATAGCGTCACCTCTCTAGTGAGAGATGGTGATTATTTAATATTTCTTTTTGCTTTTTTTCTTAGCTTTACCGTTCATTGGTATTTTTAGCTTTTTTTGCGCATTAGAATATTGATTATTTTTATTAGGCATTATTTTTTCTCCTTATATTTATCCATAATTTTTTCTCCACTTCTACCAACAATGTAACCTCCCATACCAACTAGAACTATATTAAGTAAAGAGTTCTGTACTGATTCAGGAATGTTAGGAGCAGTAAAGCCAAACCAATGAGCAACAACAAGTCCTGCAAAAGTTAGCATAAGCAATGGTCGCCAATTTCTTTGCAACCAACCGCCTCTTGCTTCCGCAGTTATTATAGATGCTTGAGCTTCTAGCTCTTTAAGTTGCCCTGATAATAATTGTTGTTGTATTGTTTGTTTTATTTTTTCAGCTTCAGCTTTATTATCTATTGTTTTATCAATAGTTTTAAAAAGTGTATTAATCATAGGCGCTACCGCACCTAGTATGTTAATCATATTTTTCGTGACCTATTTGATGCTATTGAAGCAATTTTAAGATTCGATAGAGAATTATTCATGGGGTTATGGTCTTTATGGTGTACATCCTTACCATCACCCTTTTTAGCTCTTCCATTTTTTATCAAGAGTCTTCGTGCTTTGTTGCGCATAGCTCTTCTCTTTTTTTGAGCAGGTGTTCCCTGATATGTTTCATATTCTCTATCGTAATCTCTAGCCATTAAAATACTTTAGACCTTGCTAATTTTTGCTCTACTTGAGACCGATAGTGTGTGTCTTCTTGGTATCTTTTATCATTAATAGCTTGTACAACTTCAGCACTAGAATTAAACACATCAGTTCTACCTTGTGTAGCTTGACCTTGTGTTAATTGTGGTTCACTTGAATTAGTAGAACCTGCTCTAGCTTGTATGCCTCTTAGAGTTAGCTTGGCACTTTCAATATCACCTTCTAAAGCGTTGTTGTAAGCATCTTGCTCGGCTTGAGATAAATTTTCTGTAGCCCATCCTATAAGTTTTTGATACTCAGCTTCACCACCAACTTCATTGTAAATTGATTGTGTAAAATTATCTACCATTGCATTTTGTCCGTTGATATAACTTTCAACTACATCTTTAGATAATCCTAATTCTTCTAAAGCACTAAAACTTTCAGGTGATAACTCACCATTCTCAGCAAATTCATTATAATAATTATCTAAATTTAGCCCTGTAGCTTTTTCTACTTCATCTTGAGTTTGCGCTTCAGGTGGTGTTTCATTGTTACTAAATTTAGTTTCTAATTCACCATAGGCTTTAGCTAAGTCTTCAGCATTAGCAAATTTTTCAGGAAGCCACTCAGGGCGGTCTCCATTTTGCTTTGCTTGTTCTTGATTTTCTTGTTGTTGCGACTGTTCTTCTAAAGAAGGGTTACTCTCTTTAACATCCGTAACATTTACTGTTTCTACCATTTATTTTCTCCTAACTTTGGATTTGTGAAATAGCCTCTTGAATAGCTTGAGGGTCGATATTTTGCATATCTTCTGGCTCAAGTTTAGACGCTATATTTGAAGCTACATTTCCTCCAACTTCAAATCCCTTACTTGATGCTTCATTTTGTTGTTGGTCTTGCATCATTTGATTTTGTTCTGCTGATAATTCTTCTTTAGTTTTAATTAAACCCTTAGTTTCAATACCATCAGCAGTTGCTAATCTTGATATGGCATTGTCAAGATTTACATATTTTTGGATTACTTCAGCACCTAAGTTTGTACCTAAAGTTTCCAAGAAACTTATTAATTTATTTTTATCATTACCTCTTCCTAACGCTTCTAGTCCTGTAACAATTTGTGGTATTACGGTTTTAGGTAAAGTAGGAAGGTCTTTACTTTTTGTCATCATATCCATTTTACGATTGATGTATGGTAACTGAAACTCTTGACTAAGCATGGCGTAAGTACCACCTAGAGTATCTTCTAGTTCTTGTGCCATAAATCTAATTTCTTCAGCAGTAACTCGTTCTGCTTGTCTTTGTACAGAAGCATTTAATAAGAAAGCATATTGCAGTCTTTGTTCAATTCTTTGCATAACATCATAAGCAATTCTGAAATCAGCGTATTTTTGAACTTGTAATACTGAAACATCGTTAGCATTACCTTCAATTATAGCTCCATTAGGGCTTTGTGCTAAAGCTCCTGCTCTAGTAGTACCATTAGGCGCTACCATAAATAATATTTTAGCTGAAGCTGAAGAACCTTCGACAATAGCTTGAGTTAAACCTTCAAGAGACTTGAGGTCTCCAAGATACTCTTCTACAAAACCTCTACCATAATCTTCACCATCAACTCTATTCCATCTAAGCGGAATAAAAGGAGATTTATCTAAATCATAATAGCCTTCAGATTTTGGTATTTTAATACCTTTAACTTCTTGGCATACATAATACTTATTCTTTTTAGGTATTCGGCATACATGAGTATAAATATCTACGGATTTTTCATCTTGCGATAATTGACCACCTATAAGTTCTAATACTTCAGGCGCTAAAGATGAAGGGCTGAGACATTCTCTAGTAATTATTTCTAAAACATTACCCATTGGGTCTCTTTTACAAACATATCTTTCTAAATGAAAAACTCTTGTACCTTGTTTATCTACAAATAATAGGACATTTCCACCAACTATTAGATGTTTTAAGGCTTCAAAGATAGCTACTCTATCTGCTGAAGTTTCTATATTAGTTTGTATTGCCTGTTCTATTTCTCCTAGACCTTGCTCAACATCACTTTTAATTTGAGGGTCTTGAGAAATTTCTTTTATAACGGAATCTTTTATGCGTAATCTAAAGAATGGCGCATTTGGAGGAAGTAAAGCTAAAAGTAATTTAGCTGATAAATTATTTACACCTCTAGCGCCTATTCCTTGGTATGGCGTAGGGTATCTAGTGGTACTTCCGCTATCTTGTTCAGGTATTAGTGTAGGTATTGTAAGTTTAGAACTCTCTCTAGCTCTTTCAAGGAATGTTTCCCTATTAGATTCTAGTTGCTCATACCTATTTCTTACAGATTTTCCTGTAGTTTCCGTATCTTTCATTAGATTTTATATCTTCCTAGATTTGTACGCCTGTACCTGTTTCACCACCATCGGTAGTTATTAGAGGTATTCTTAGCTTTTTTCTGCCTCTTCTCATAGATTCTTTTATGCTTCCTGCGGTCTTGTTTCTATTAGCATCTCCACTTTGAGGGTCATAACTCGCACTTGCAGGATTTACTTGCTTAGTAGTAATTACTGGCGGTGGCGGTGTTACTGGAGGAGGTGTAGGAGCAGGAGGAGGAGCAGGTTTTTTTGGTTTACACATAAGCTATTCCTTAAACTCTGTTAATTGTTGTTGTCTTAGGTACTGGTCTTTCAAATAACGAATGACATTCGCTTGACCACTTTTGTACCACACTTCTTTTTCACTCATTGATAAATCCGCAGACTTATCGGGGAACAAACGCTGTAATTCAATGACTAATTTTTTATCTATTAAAGGTAAATTTTCATTTGAATCACCGTTTTGTCCTCTAAAAGTGGTACTTATTTTAACCATTTATTTATTTCCTAGTTTTACTATGATTTCCCCGTCTTCTTGGGTTTCTTTTTCAATTAAAATATCAATGTATTGTTTAGCTTTGTGTAAATCTTCAAGGCGTTTTTCTTTAGTGGGATGCTTATATCGCCATCGCATTAGGTACTTAATAGCATTAGCTTCAGCATAAGGAACTTCGTTCTGCATAATAAAAGTAATAGGCTCTATTTTGTATCTAAAATAATGAGTAGGTTTTTTAACTTGTTCTGTCATAGCTTCTCCTATTTAATTTTTTTGTAAGGTTCTGTAGTTAATTTAACTTTTTCTTCAGGCTGTTTGTTTTCTTTAATATCGTTTAAATTATTTTTAACATGATGCAGGACAGCAGAAACTATAGATTCTTTTGTTAAATCATCTGTTAAAGACTCAAGGCTTTCACCATATTCTAAGTTCTTGGTAAGAGAGATGGTATGTGATTTTATTTCTTTATCTAAAGTACCATCATAAGGCTTTATAAATATTCTTAAATAAACAGGCTCAACATTTTTATCTGTAAACAATCGTGTATCAAAACCTAATATGCAAAAGGCTTTCCATTTATCTATAATTAATTTTAAAGTTCTAGCAACTAGTCTGTCTCTATTCATATTTAAGGTTTCCATAATTTAGGTTTTTTCTTTTTCGCATCCCAATCTTCAACTCTCAATATTCTCGCTAGTCTTGACTGTATTAAAGCATCTTTTTTAGTTAAGCCCTGCTTTTCATAAGCCTTCACCACTTCTTTCCACATTAATTTTACATCTTTAGGTTCACCTAAAATTCTTTGTGCTGTTATCATACCAACTTTAGGACACCCCGAATAACCATCTGTACTATCACCTGCTAAAGTCTGTAGCATAAAATTATAGTCTGCTTGTTTTTTAGTTATG